AACTTGCTGATTGGGTAGTTAATCATTTATCTTATGATCAGTGCATATTAGAATTTTGGAAACCAGAAGAAGCTAACTCAGGTTGGGTTCATGTTTCTTATAACAAAGGCAATAATCGTAAAATGTATTTAAGAGCATACAAAGCTAATAATAGAACTGTGTACGAGGTGTTATGAAACCATCAGAAAAGCAAATAGGTGGAGATCATTACAAAGATATGAAAATATCTGTATCTGAATATGTTTATGCTAATCAAATAGATTGGTATGCTGGTAATGCTATTAAGTATTTAAGTAGGTATAATAAGAAAAACAAAGACTTAACAAAACAAATAGAAGATTTAAATAAAAGCATACATTATATTCAACTTTTAATTGAGAAAATAAGCAAGTAAATACAAGCTTGTTATTGCAACATAAAATCACCTCTAAAATGCCATTTAAACTGCATTAGAACGCATTAGGCGAGTTTTATACACACTTTTTTTGCTAAGCTTGTTTTTTTATTGCAAGTAAGGAAAATGCGTTTAAATAAGAAATTATGAAAATAGATAGAGAAATCAAGCTAAAAGAGTGCATATATTGTGGTGATATAGCTAAACATAGGCATCATTATGATGAAAGTATATCTAATTCTGGTTTAAAAAGAAATTATAGTGGAGAAATTCTACCAGCTTGTGCAGAATGTAATGTTTTACTTGGTACTAAAAATCCTGAATATCCTGAATGTTGTATGTATTTATATAATCAAATCAAAGAACGATATACTAATGTTTTAAAACAACCAGATTGGGACGAAGAAGAACTTGAAGAAATGAGTCCAAGATTTAAAAAAAATATTATTGCACATATTAACGAAAGAAACATACATAAAAAAAGATTAGATAATTTAATTCATAATTCTGAAACTTATGAAAGTTATGAATATCTAAGAATGATGCAGAATATTTAGATTGTTTAATTAAAACTAAAAATATAAAGTAGAACAAATAACTAACATCAAAGGATACAAATGTCAGCAAATACAATTATTACAAGTTTAGACCCTGATTTTACACCACTTGTTTATACAGTGGCTACATCATCGTCTCAATCAGCAGCTATTACAACTGGTTCAGGATTAGTTAGAATAGCAACAAAAGCTTGTGAAGCACATATTAAGTTTGGTGCTAATCCAACAGCAACAACATCAGATGTTTTAATACCAGCTAACTGGGTAGAAATATTTTCATTTAAGTCTGGTGATAAAATAGCATTTATTAGATCATCTAGTTCAACTGGCGATATTTCAATTTGTGCAGTAGATTAATATGTGGAGTATCATTGGTGCATTTTTTAAGAACCCAGTATTTGAATTAATAGCTGATAAAACTATTGGTTCTATTAATCATTATTTAGAGGTTAAAAAACTAGAAAGAGTTGCAGAACTTGAAGCTATGAAAGATGTGTCTATTGCTCAAGTAGATGCTTCTGAAAGATCATTAAAAGATGAATGGCTAACTATATTTATTAGTGTCATTATCACTTGTTGCTTTGTACCAAGTTTGCAACCTTACATGATTAAAGGTTTTGAAATTTTAAAATCTGCACCGACTGAAATATTATACGCAATCCTAATTGTCTTTATGGGTAGTTTTGGAGTTAATATTTTAGATAAATACAAAAAATGAATTTCTATCTCATCACCTATGCAATTAGTTTTGTAAAGGTGAATGATGATAGA